CTCCGAGCTTGAGCAACGGTATTATGGGACAGAGGGTTCAGGCATTTGACTCTCAGTTTGGACAGATTGGTTTGAACCATGACGTATTCTTCAAGAAACTTCCGAGCAAAACTAACGCAAGTCCTGCCAACTCTCAGAAAGCTCCGAACAAGCCTGTATGGGACACATCGACTGCTGCTGCTGCTGCTGCCGTTAAGAACGATATTGCTGGTAGCAAATGGGCTTCAACCGATGCTGGTAACGTATTCTATGGTGTAGTTGCTATCAACCGCTTCGGTGAGTCTGATATGGCAATCCATAACGTCGCTGTTGTTGCCGTTGCCAATGGTGCTATTGACCTGAAGTTTGCTGATGGAGGCGGTGTAAACAAAGCAACTGCTTACCGTATCTATCGTACCAAAGTCGGTGGCTCTGCTGCTGGTGAGTTCTTCCCGCTGTTTGACGTTTCTCTGGACGACTTGAACCGTGGTTATGACGGTGGAGCATCTGGTATCATTCGTGATATGAACCGCTTCTTGCCTGACTGTGACCAGTCTGCTCTGTTCCAGTTCGATAACGAAGTAGTTGAGTTTGCTCAGCTTGCTCCTCTGATGAAGATGGATTTGGCTGTTCTTTCTCCTGCATTCCGCTTCATGGTGCTGCTTTATGGAACTCCGTTCCTTTATGCTCCGAAGAAGATGGTGCGCTTCATCAACATCGGCAAGTTCGTAAAATAACCGATAAACAATTGTTTAATTGAGAGAAGGGGTGGGTGCTTTGCCCCACTCCTTTTTTCTTAAATCGTAAAATTAAAATGAAAATTAAAATTAAAGCAAAAAATCAGAATGTAGCTTCCATGGAGCTTATCGTGCCTGTAGATGGCCGTATTTCCATCGATGCTAACGGAGTAGCGGAGGTATCAGCTAAGTGTGCAGCTGCTCTTGTAAAGGGCACTAACGACTGGGATTATGCTAAGAAGGCTACAGCCGTTCAGGACGATGAGGAAGAAGATGACGACAACGAGGGTGGTGAACCTTCCGACCGTGAGCGATTTGAAGCTCATCTTGACACTTTGACTCTTGCTCAGATGAAGGAATACGCCAAAGAAGGCGAAATGCCCGAAGAGGAGTATGAGAAACTGAACTCAAAGAAACTCATGAAAGCATACTTGCTGAAAAAGTACGATGAAGCCGAAGCAGCAGGTGAGCTTGATGAAGAGGACGATGAGGAAGAAGATGACGACAACGAGGGTGGTGAACAATAAATAACCTTTTAACATTGTCCTGATATGCCAAGTTTAAGACTGAAGATACAATACAATAAGAATATGGAGATGATTATGTCTCCTACGGAACTGATGGAGAATTATCTGTTTGGTATTCCCATGTGTTCTAATGACGGCAAGAAAATGTCTATGTCGGCTATTTCGCAGCACATCATTTCAGCCCAAACTACGATTGAGAGTTTGTTCAGTATTAAACTTACAAAACAAGTCATAGAGGAAAACCGTGATTTTATACGGCAAGAATTTATGTCTTGGGGGTATATCAGGACAATGTACCCTATTGATTACATAGACAATCTTGAAGGCTGGATAAATGACGTTTGTCAAATAACCTATCCGAAGGAATGGTTGTCTATCAAGAAGATTGAAGCTGTTGCCGTATATCGTAACATCTACCTTATACCGAACACTGGTAGTAAGGAAGGAGCTACAATGACGCAAAACTCTTTAATCTACAACGGTATTTCTCCGCATCTTGGATGGTTCGGTCAAACTTACATTCCTAACTATTGGAGAACAAGATACGTTACAGGTTGGAACAAAATTCCTGCCGACTTATTTGACTTCATAGCAAAGATGGCAGCGTTGAACGTTCTTGCTATTATCGGAGACGTATTGTATGGGATTGGTATTACTTCTATTCAGATAAGTTTGGACGGAGTGAGCCAAAATACTCCGTTAGCGAGAAGTGCTCAGGGAGGACTTTTTGCAGGACGTATCAAAACATACATTGACGAGATGAACCGAATGATGCCTGCGTTGAAATCCAAGTATCGTGGCATACCTTTTGAAGTATTGTAATTATGGCAACTGAAAGTAACGGTAAAAATCGGAAAAGTATCATAACCGATAATCCCACTGCCTTTCAAACTCCTGCGGCAGCTGTCAATCCGAGAGTAGGTTGGGACGTCAATAAATTTGAAACTCTCATACAGACCCAAGGATATGACGCCTTCATTGATCGAGCTTTGAGATGTCCTTGCGTTGATAAAGCAACTGGCCAGGCTCTTTCTACCTGTAAGAATTGTTTAGGAAGAGGCTGGTTTTTTGTTGATAGGCATGAGACAAGGCTTATTGCTCAGCATATGGATAGCAAGAAACGCTACGAGAATTGGAGTGAGGTTAATCGTGGTACGGCTTCGATAACTACGAAAGGAATTGATAAACTTGGGTTCATGGATAGAATTATCTTGACCCAATTGGAAGCATATTACTCCGAGATACTCAACCCTGTGTTATTCGAGAAGGAGCTGATTGCTTATCCAGTTTACGAGCCTTTATTTGTAACAAACATATACTTGTTCGTGGGAGATGCTACGAAGTTAGAGCCTATCCCAGACGAGATGTACAAGATTGATAAAAACAAGATAGTATTTGACCAAAGTCTTTTGAGCGTTCTCCCAGTAGAGGATGTTAATCAAAAGCAACCGAATATGAGCGTGTCGATAAGGTATGCTCACTATCCTGTTTACCATGTTATAGATGCCAACCGAGAGCTGATGAAAGTTCGTGAAAGTAAGTTCTGTTCTTATGATGACGAAAAGCTCAGGCAAATGCCTATAAATGTGTTAGCAAGGAAAGCTCATTATATCTTCGATGCTCAGAAGTTCGGAGAGGAGAGTTTTGAAAATACTGTAATGCCGAAAGGATAACAAGATATGAAACCAATAGTAATAGACTTATCAGGACTTCAAGCTCAATTTGGGTTAGCAGCCGATACGATTGATATGTTGACAGAAACTTGCGTGAATGCGGTTACTGCGGCAGTCTATGCTAATTGGGAAGCTCTTGCTAAACAAAAACTGAACTCAACCCTTCCTGAATATACCCAACATTTGATTAAGGTAGATAAAGGAAGATTTGCAAAACAGATTGTATTGACTGGGACACTTCCTAATATGATTGAACAAGGAGCTTCTGCGTTCGACATGAAAGAAGGTTTTAAAAAGTCTCAAAAAGTAAAGTACACAATACCTGTTTATAACAAGAAAGGCAAGCAAGTGTATAAAGGAGGAGATTGGTATTTGACCATTCCATTCCGTATCGGTACACCTGGCACTCTTGGTCAAGCAGGATTCACTGGGGAGATGCCTCAAGAAATATACGATATAATGAGGAAGCGAGCGGCAGGAAAAGGCTTGACGGCTTCTGAACTTCCTTCTCCGTATGATGTACCTCAATCAAGAGACGCAATTGTAAATGAAAGTGGTCAAGTTCTTTATGGGGAATATCAACACCGCAACTCTATCTACGAAGGCTTGACGAAAAGGAAAGCTCAATATGGTAAGACTTCTCAGAATACATACGGAACGTTCAGACGAGCTGGAGCAAACTCCGACCCATTGTCTTGGATTCATAAGGGTATTAAGCCGTATCATTTAGCCGAAGAAGCAGTGGAGAAAACTGATGTTGAGACTATTGTAGAAAACGAAGTAACAACCTATTTAGAAACAATATTATGAGCGGAATACTTTTACCAGAGATTGTAATTTACAATACTTTGGAATCAATAGTTCGATTATTGCGTGAAGATTTGAAAGAACACGCAACGGAGGACAAAGAAACTATCTTGTATAAGATACTGGGCGTGGGCGAAGAAGGCAAGCCGATTAAGATGAACTTGTACAATTATTTCGTTCAGGCAAAGAAAATGATATTGACTCCTCAAAACTTATCTGTGAACTTCGGTTACAATCAGGAAGTAGCAAAGATGATATCAATGCACATTCTCCTTCCTGCTGAACAAGGCTCTGCCGCTATCGGAGAAGATGAAGGATATTTAGAGGATGATATATTGGACGAGGAAGGTAAAAAGAAAGCAACACAAATGTACTTTACTCAGATGTATGATTGTACGTATCAAATCATGATTACAAGCAATAACTCCTCTGAAGTAAACGTAGTGTATAACATACTGAAAAGTATGCTGCTTATGCTTGTTCCTCACTTGGAGTTGATGGGTATTCGCATTCCTTCGTTATCGGGGAACGATATAATGATGCAGGACGATTTGACGCCTGTACCGATATTCCATAAAGTTCTCAATTTAACGTTCAAGTATGAACATAACGTTCCACAACTTGTAGTTCAGGAAGTAGCAAAGAAGTTCTATTTCCAAATGAGGATGATTGATTACAACGATGATACTTCATCAAGCTCAAGTATAGATAATGAGTAAAATTTGAAATAAATTCATATAAACAAAAGATTATGGCAACAGTAGTTAATTTTCATGGCAAGAACTACATTGAACCTGGTTCGTATGCTGCTACCGTTTATAATCCAACGTCAGTCGTAAACGTTGCCGAATTTGGTAATGTTATGATTATCGACACTGGGTTGGCGATGAATGGCTCATACGAATACGCAGGAGGTTCAGGAGTTCAGGGTGAACTGGCACAAGGCTTGAAGTCTGTGTACGAGTTTACAAACTATGAGGACTTCTTGGCTTTCATGGGAGGAGGTCTGGTTGGCGATATAGCTAACAAGATTTTCACGCCTTTGGATGGGTCAGCAGGTGCTCCTAAGTTGTATTATGTCCGTGCCGCCAAAACGACTTGCGCAACTCTTACAGCTACAATATCAGGCTCCAACGCTTTGGTACTGAAATGTAAGAACGAAGGTATTGTTGGTAACGGAGTAAAAGTTGATGGTGTTTTGAAAGTAGGTTACGGAGCTCAGATTGTAGCTGGCGAAACTGCTGACACTTTCAAACTTCAAGTTTTACGTGGTTCCTTTATGGGAGTGGACGATGCGGGTGAAGCCTTCGGAGCGAAGAGCTTGGCTGATGCAGTTCCTAACCTTATTGCTGAATCAAGTGACCTCACTACTCTTCAGGAGTTGTACGATTGGGCAAGGTCAAATAAGCAGATGCTTGCTAACTTCGTTGTAAGTATGACTGGTGACGGAGAAACCAAGCTTGCTGCTGTAGCTCTGACTTTGGCTGCTGGAGGTACAACCGAGTACATGGGTGGTACGGAGTACGCAGATGTGTTAGAAGCAATCGCAGAGTTGGATGTTACGTTCTTCCTGTGTACTAACT